CCTTGTTGACGAGGATCGCTACCGCTCGGTCGCCGTCTTGGTCTGCACCGAAGGCCAGCGTGTAGAGGTAGATCGCGTCGCCAGTACCCGTCTCCGTGATGGCGATAGGCGTACCAATGCTGCTGCTCCACTCCCACGCAGACCACGCCTCCTGCACCCGCTGCCCCTCGTCGTTGTCGAGGTACTGGTAGAGGTAGAGGCCCCATGGCCGGGCGCGGGGGAAGCCGCCCTGTGACTTCAGGAAGTGCTCCGTCCGCACGAACACCGCCGAGGGCGAGGTCAGTGCGATCATTTCGGCAGGGCTGCCGTTGATGTAGTTGCGGAGCTGCTTACTCACGTCGTTCAGGTCGGGGCTGTCTTGGTAGACGCCGGCCTGAATCTGCAGGAGCCGCGAGGCTGCGAGCTGCGCATCCTCCTTCAGCACGTACACGAACTTGCCGATGCCCAGTGGCTGAGCATAGGCCGAGCCGCTGATCTTGTACTGCACGGACATCTGCGGGTTGCTCGCGTCGAACGGAGTCTTGCCGTTGATGGCGTAGTGGAACAGGTCGCCTTGCAGCATCAGGTTCCGGTCGTACATCACAGCCGTGCGGATCGTGTCGCTCTCGGTACCGGCTGCAGTAATCTCTGTTGGATCACTGGCAGGCACGGTGAGCATCGTGGTGCGGTAGAAGTTGAAGTAGTCCCCGCGCTCGCTCACGTTGATGACGGAGCCCGAGGCCACCAGAAGGCGGTCTTGGAACGTCGTGAGCATCGTGATCCGCTTGCCGAAGAAGGCAGGGGGCGGGGAGGTTTCGAGGTCGCCTGCCGTGCTGTCCACGTACACGGGCACCTCCACTGTCTGCCCGGTCTGGGCGAGGATCAGCGCCTTGAGGGCAGCCGGGCCGCTGGCCCAGTAGAAGGTGGAGCCAACGATGCGGCCCATGGCGAACACGACGGAGGGTTGCTGCACAACGCCCGCTTCCTCGCGCCAGATGACCGTCTGGTACACGTCGGGGTTGCCCTCGACCTTGGGGTAGGCCTTCAGGTAGAAGGCGCTCTCCACGCTCGTAGACGGCTGCACACGGATGACCTTACCCACTCGGTGGATGTCGGTCACGTCGTCCACACCCTTGACGTCACGCAGCACGGCACGGTAGTTGTCACCGTTGGCGCCGTCGCTCACCTCGATCCACGACACGTCGTCATTGAGCAGGTGCGAGCCGCGCACAGACCAGCCCGTGAAGCCCGCCGCGTTCAGACGGTTGGCAATCTCTTGGGCGATGGCACTAGGCACGATGGCGGCGGACGCCATGGCGATCCACTGATTCACGTTCGTGTCGTAGATCGCCTGCAGGATGTTGATGAAGTACTGCTCGAACGGCGTGCCAATGGCAGCGTCGAACGGAGGACGTAGCGTCAAGTCCAGCACACCGGGGTAGGTGGACTGCGGCGTGGTGTAGCTCACGTCGAACGTGGCCCCGTCACTGCGGCGCTTGACCTGCGTGCGGTACGTGCGGGCATAGCCGCCGCCGCGCACCCATGCTGAGGCGCTGCCCACCCACGCAAGGTTGTCGATACCCGCTGTGGTGCCGTAGCTCGGAGACACAGCGTTGGCAGCGAACAGCACGTAGCTACCGATGTTCGTGATGGCCGAGATGCCACCGGACTCAAAGAGGTCTAGCGGCGCGTCGGATGCTGGGCGTACGACGGGAATCCATGCGGTGGTTCCTTGGGTCTTGTCACGTACAGTAAGAGTGTCAAGGTGAGCATCGCTATTGCCCACCCGTTCGCGGCTGCGGTAAATGACATCGTAGTCCCTTCCGCCATCGCGGTACGGGAAGCCGCGAAAGCTGTAACTGTCGAGGAGTGCATCCCCGGGATTGGCGCTGAACTTCTTGACCTTCTGCGCTTCGAGGATCATCCCGTTGCGGCGGACTTGGCCGCGCACCGGGTCGCTCAGCATGTTGACTACCTCGCCGTGCTGCCCTTCGAGGCGGTCGGCGGGGGCTTGTTGCGACACCCCCTTGGTGACGCTGGCGAAGGTGCCTTCGACTTTCATCGGTAGAGCCGGTTGTAGCGGGAGCCCCATGCACGCTGGATGGCGATGCCTGCGGAGCCGCTTTGGAATAGGTTGACGTTCTTGTAGCGGATGTCGTCCGCATTGACCGCCGTGAGTGCAGCTCGCTGCTGCGTGATCAGCTTCTGGAGCTGTAGCTGGTCGGCATCGTAGTTGCTGGCGTAGTCGAGGGCTGCACTCGTGGCGACGTAATCGATGAACGACTCAGGTAGATTCAGCCAGCCGTTCTCCGTGGTCGGAGCGATCCAACGCACGAAGGCCCGGACCCCGATGGAGACAGGCGTGCCGTCGAAGCCATCGATCAGGATGCCATTGACCGGATAGAAGTTCTGGTACCGGTAGATGGACTCCACCAGATCGTAGGCCGTGGTCACGATCTTGCCGGTGTTGGGGCCGGAGGTCTCAGGGACCAGATCGCGCACGCCCGAATTGAACCACCAGCTCTTGCGCTGTGCACGTTTGCTGATGGTGTCGATGCCCGCGAGGATGGTCGCGAACTTCGGATGGTTGGAGTTGAGGGAGGCCACACCGGTCTCGCCAGTGGAGCGCAAGCAGAGGTTCACTGCGTCGAGGAGGGTCATGGTTGGTCCTATGAAAAGTCGAAATGAAAAAGTCCACCCACCCCGGAGGGCAGATGGACTATTGCCTTACGGCTTAGGGCAGAACGATGCGGCCAGCGTACTCGGCGCGGTTCGGCGTCACACCGAAGGCGAGGTGGGCATCCACGAACCACGTCTTCTTTTCCTCGCTGTACCAGACAGCGGGGGTCAGGGCGATGGTCTCACCGGCCAGCAGGGCGTTCGGCGCGAAGGCCACGGCCACCAGCTTGGTGAAGTCGCCGTCGTAGGCGTTGCTGTTGCGAGCGTTCGACAGGAAGTGGCCGACCACGTTGGTGTTCGGCACGTTGTTCGAGCTGACCACCGGCACGCCGAAGGCCTTGAGCATCTTCACGCCCTCGATCTTCGTGCCACGGCTGGTGATGTACTCGCCGTTGACGATCTGCTCTGCGTCGAGCAGGGCGTAGAACGGCTTCGGACGCAGGGCGACCATCACGTCGTCGGTGGCGGGGTCCACGTCCTTTTCTTCCATCTGGGCGAACAGGTCGCTCAGCGCGGAGTACAGGGCGGCGGGGTCCGTCGCGTCGCCGGCTGCGGCCAGCGTCACCGTGGTGCCGCCGAGGTGGCCGGGCAGCGCGCCGTAGGCCGAGGTGCCGAGGGCGGCAGCCTTCGCGGCTTGGATGAAGAAGGCGCCGTCGTAGAACTTCGCGATCTTCTTGCCGTGCTCACGACCGACTTCGGCTTGGAAGTCGTAGTTCTTCTGGAACGATTCCAGCAGGCCGATGTTGGTCCGGGCCAGCACCAGCGTATCGACCGTGAGGTTGATGCGGTTGGCTTGGTTGGTGGACGTACCGTCCGGCGTATTGCCTGCGGTCACGACCTGCAGGGTGGACTCGCCGATGCCTTCGTTGGTGATCGTGGTGGTACCACGGACCGGGCGGACCATGACGAACGGAGCGGCCTTGCTCTTGCGTTCGATGGTGCCTTCGACCACGCCGGTGAATTGCTCGATGGCGAGCGCCAGTTCATCGCCTGCACCCAGCGCCTGATTCGGGTGGGTGGGGGTGAAAGTTGGGAGTGCCATTTAGGCTCCTTGCTTGAGTGAGAGACGACGGCGGGCAACCGCATTGCGGTATTCATCGGTGTCTTGCAGCCGATAGCCGTACTTGGTTTCGAGGCGGCGGATTTCTTCCTTGTACTGCTGTGCCGTCATGGCACCACCAGTGACATCGGCGACGACGCCTGCCGTAGCTTTGACTGCGCTCTTTGGCGCGAGGGTGGACTTGCCGGATGCCTTGTACATCTCGGTAAGCTGCCGGGCCATAGCGCCAGCGGAGAACGCGCCGGCCTTGAAGGCGGCGGTGATGTCGGCCTTCTGTTGGTCATCCGCTTCTGCGGCGACCCACTCGTGCACGGCATTCCACTGTTCGACACCTCCAGCAGCGGAGGTGATGGCGCTCATCACAGCATCGTCTTTGGCCTTGCGACCATCGATGATGCGCTTGTAGCTTTCTTCGGCCACCTTGATGCTGCGCTCGTAGCCCTTGGCAACGGGGCCAAGTTCCTTGAGCGACTTCGACAGGAGGCTGAAGTCACCGGCCATTGCGGCCTTCATGTCCGCGCGCTCCGGGCCGAAGCCCAGCTCGCCGACAAACTGGAGTGCGAGGTCGAGACCTGCATCTCCGGTTGGGGCGTACTCCACGATCACGGCGCCGTCAGGAGCGTCCTGTTTCTCAGGCGGCTTCTGCTGCTCGAACGATGCGGGTTTCGGCTCGACGTACCCGGGGTCTCCGGGCTTCAGGACGGTACCGGCTGCAGCCGCTGCCTCCTGTGCTGCCTTGGCTTCCGCTGCAGCTTTCGCTGCCTCGTCACCCTTGGCTTGTTCCGCTGCTTTCGCGGCCTCGGCGGCCTTGGCGGTCTCTGCTGCAGCAGCGGCTGCGGCGGCTGCCACTGCGGGCGGTACCTCCGGTGCTCGCTGCGGGAAAGCGGAGGCCGGGCGAACCGAGACCTCGATCACATTGTCACTCATTGCTGTGCGTTCCTCTGTGCCAGTGCTTGGGCACCGGCCTTGGCTGCGTCACTCGTTGCTTGCGCATCGACGGCTGCCTGTTGTGCGGCTTGTTGCTCGCGGGCTACCTGCTCCTCGGGCTTCACGTACTTCTTCGCGTCGATGCCTTGGGCGGAAGCGAGAGTACTGATGACGGCTGAGAGTTGCAAGCGGGCCAGTAGCTCGGGCGGCATGGTCGCCACCTGAGCCAGAGCGGACAGGAACAGACCCAGTTGCTGGGCCTCTGCGTTCCGAGACAGGGCCGCGAGCCCGGTCACGATGGTCGGAACCAGTTGCGTGCCCTTCACGGACACGTTGATCTGCTTCAGAAGCCAGAGGGCGATGGGCAGTTGCAGGTCCACGGCCAGTCGTGAGTACACTCCACCGAGGGAGGTCTCAAGCTCATTGGCCTGCATGCGGATTTCTTCTGCCGTCACTCGCTCTGCATCTCGGGTCACAGCGGAGCCAAGCAGGAATGCCTGACCGATACGCCGGATCACCTTGTCAGCGGCGGTGCCGACGAGCTGCAGGTTGGCGCCGCCTTCCAGCGTGACCAAGCTCAGATCGTCCTTGCCACCGGGGATCACGTCCCCGCTAACAGAGTTCTTGATGTCGTTGATGTCACCGACACCAGCGGGATTCGCCAGCCAGCGGTAGTCACTGGCGAGGATAGCCCCCTTGATTTCGCTCTCGCTCAGCGTGCTCAGCGTGCCGAAGTCGCCAGCGTAGTCCTCGACCAGCCCGGTACCGTAGTCATGCTCGTCCGCCAAGTCCCATGTGAGTGGGTGCACGG